CGCACTAAATGGCGCAAATTTGAACCCGCTATATTTTTTCAAAAAAGTATTTGCGGTCGTTGTAAAATTCGCCAAATGTGAATAATATAAAAGCGTCAGGGTTTAGGCTCTGGCGCTTTTATTATGCTCTCAAATCGCCTCCAGAACGTAAAAAAGGCGCCCACCCGGTAAAATGTCGGGCGAGCGTCTTTTTGTTTGTTTCTGGCCTTGCTGGGGCTATTCTGTGGCCGTTTCTGAAGGTTTGGCTGTCATTGCTTCGGCCTGAGCCTGCGCGACGGCCGTCTGAGCCACGGTAGCAGCTACCGAAGCGGCTGCGGTGGCCGCGGTGGTTGCGATCTGTGTCTGCTTTTCTTCTACGGCAGCAGGAGCCGTCTTTTTATCTTCGCGCACAAGAGTCTCGATTGTAGCCTCGAGCCATTTGTCAAAATCTCCGTAAGCCTCAGCGATCGCCTTTTTGGCCTCGTCTGTAATTAAGGCCGTCGCTGTGTCTTTTGCTTTCTGCAATGCCACGAGCTGCGCCTCTTTGTCAAATTTGCCCTGCGCCTTTAATGTATCGACGTAAGTCTGGAAGGTTGTCTGTACCGCTTTTCCCACGACTTCGCTCGCAAGATCCACATATTTGCGGACGGTAGCGTCTCCAATATTTGCAGTAATTTCCTGCGTCTTTTTACGCAGCCATGCAACCGCGAAGCTGGAAACAGCCACCAGAAGTGGCAGCACAACTACAGTCATTAAGGTGTTGAGAGTTCCCTGATCCATTTTGTGTACCTCCTTATGCTAATTCGAGATCGCTCAGATTTACCCAGCTTGTGATCTCTTTCAAGAGAGCGCGCTCTCCGCTGATTTTCTGAACGGTGTATTTTTTAGTTTTTACCCAACTTGGGATCGTCTGGCCGGTTGCGTACTTTTTGGCCGTGCTTTTTACTTTTACAGTCTTACCAACTGCAATAGCGCCGCCAGAAGCAGCAGCACCGGAAATGTCTGCGGCGTCAGTCCAACCGTGAACGGTAGAGCCTCCACCGGCTACGGCTTTTAAGCAGTATGGGTGAGGTTTGCCCGGGCTGAGCTGTGTCACTTTTGCTTTTCCCGGTTTGCAGCTCTTAGCTTTGCCGCCTGCGTAGCTGCTTGTATAGTGAGTTTTGCCGGTGAAGTTTACCACGTCGCCCACCTTGTACGCCAACTTTTCGTCGTCGTTTTCTTTTACCTCTGGAGCAACTGCCTGCTCTTTGTATTTAGGTACTCCGTAGCCTCTAATATAGCGAGCATTTACCGCAATATTGCGATAACCGACTTTGTTGCTGATATTGCCCTCGATCACTTTAATAGTGGAGCCGCTAACACTCACAACAATGCCGACATGTTCCGGCCAGCCGGTATTGTTGCCAGCGCCCGAGTCGTCCCAGTCGTAGAAAATGTAATCACCAGCCTGCGGCTTGTAGGCGTCGTTTTCCTGCCATGCGCCGAGCTTCTGGAATAATGCGATCATTTGGCCGCAGCCGCACTCTGTCGGGATAATGTCGGTCATGCCGCATTTAATAGCCATAGCAGAGGCAAAAGTGGCGCACCATGCGTCTGTGTATTTCACCTTATAGCTGCGGGCGAGTGGTTTGTGGCTGTTGTAAATGTCGATAATTTTCTTGTGACTGCCGTCTGCTTCATTGCAACCCAGAAACGAAACGGCCATGTTTACGATTTTTTGTCTCATGGTATTACCTCCCTTGTTGATAGTCGAAGTGGCTCCGGCGGCGTATTTGTTGTAGTACCCCAGTCCGTAGCCCGCGCGTTTTTCTTTCACGCTGGCTCCCTGATTGGCCGGGCGTTCGTACTTTGTCAAAACGGCGTCAGAGGCTTCCTGCACGCTTGTGGCGTTTTTTAAGATTTTCAAAACGGCGGTATAATTTTCGCTGAGCTCTTTGTATAAAAAATCGAGCTGAGCGTCGAGGTCGCCGATCGAAGTCTTTGCAGCTTTTACATATTTGAGGAGCGCCTGCTTGCGGCTCCAGTAGGTCCATTGCGCCAAACCGTAGCCGGCCGAGTCAAAAACAAAATTGTTATATTTGCCATTGTCTACGGCCGCGGTGTAGCTTTCGTCTGTGTAGCTGAGCTTTTTCTCGTGGGTATTCTGCAGGTTTTTGGGATTTAACCCGCTCTCTGCGTACAAATTACCCATAAGGCCAGCCACGCCAAAGTCGTTGAGGCCTTTGCTTTTTAAAAAGCTCCAGATTTTTGACTCATTTGTCATGGTGTCGCCTCCTTAAAAAGAGCCCGGATCGTCCAATCCGAGCTCTGTCTCATTCTGTTGTAGTTCGAGTTCCTTTTCTTTGCGCACAATATCGAGCTTGATCTGGTTTTCTGCCTTAGCTTTCCAGAAATAAAAGCCAGTAGCAGCCGACAGCTCGGTGAAGATCCCCGGGATAATATACGCCAGCGGCGTTGTGTCCCCGGTTTTCCACATGAGCACAAAAGAAAAGGCCACGATCGCAGCGGTGGCAAGCGCCACCGTCCGCAATATGGTCTTTGAAAATTCTTTCTTAGGTCTCCGCATGTATTCGGCTCCTTTCCATTTGGATATTGTGCTCACGCTCAAGGTGCTCGTCAATGCGGTTGTGTGCGCTTTTGGCAGACTCGTGAGCTCTGCCTGCTGTATTGCTGATCCCCGAGAGCTGGTTGCTTATTTCGTCAATTCGTCCCTCGAGGCGCTGCACGTCTCTGTTGAGCTGTCCCTCAATACGGCCGACGCTTTCTTTTATGTAGCGGAGATCTGTCTCCAGAGCCCCGGCGCTGCGGCCGTCTGATTTGCTGGCCGACTGTCTGCCAACATAAAAGGTGGCAATCGAAAGACAGCACCCAACAACGGCAATAACAAGGCTAATGTCTGTCATTGGTTCCCTCCTTCCTCGAAAACGCCGGCGCTTTTCAGTCTGTCGAGCATGAGCTCGTTTTCAGCCTCCAGTCGCTCGGTATTCTCGTTGTGTGCAACGGCCTCGTACTGCTCGAGTCGCATGTGTAACTCTGCATTGATCTGGGCCATGTTTGAAATTATGGCGTTTTGTAACTCGATAATTTCCGCGTTACTCATTAGCTGCCACCTGCCCTTCGGCAGTTTCCAGCTCTGCGAGTTCTGCCTCGAGATCGTTGATCTGCTTGCGGTAGTCAATGCGGAGCTGTCGAGTCTCCTCATACTCCTCGTCAGTCAGCACTCCGTCGGCGTGTTTTAATGCCTTGTAATCTGTTGAAGCGAGGAGCTGCTGCAAACCTCTGATCTCTGACTCAATCTGTTCTCTGGTTCTCATGGCTTTGGCCTCCTTTCCATTGTTCTATAAACAGCCTATCAAATAGGCGGTCCATGCTTTGTAGTGTTCTGTATGCGTCCCGGTGTTCCATGCTGCCACGCCATGAAGCGTAGGAGCAGCGCACGTCGTCGAAAGTAAGCACACCGGCCTCGACGAGTTTCGCCTGCTTCTTTAGTTTGTGGCGCTCCCGGGTGATACTCTTGCGGCACGGTTTCTTTATAATTCGGCCGGTTTCAGTTATAAAAAACCGCGTTTTTAAGAATGTAAACCCGTGTTTTAGGTCTACGATCCGGGTTTTCTTCTCGTTGACAATAATGCCGAGAGAGGCATAAATCTCCCGGAGTTTTTCGAGACATTCCTCGAGATATTTAATATCTGGGTGTATGAGATAGGTGTCGTCTGCAAATCTGCCGTAGCCTTTGATCCTCAGCACTTCCTTCGCGTAGTGGTCGGCTTTATTTGGTAAAATTACCGCATTAAGCTGGCTTGTCTCGCTGCCGAGCCCGATCCCTATGTCTCCAAAAGCAGAAATAAAACTTTTTCCCAGCGATATGATCCTCGGATCGGTGAATTGCTGGTCGTAAATTTCAAAAAGCGCCTCGTGTTGAGCATTTGCAAAATAGTCGGAAAAGTCAATCAGTAAAATGCCGCCTTCACGCCCGTATTTCCTGAAATGCCGGCGCAAGTGAGTCGAGATCCTCCTGAGAGCGAAGTGCGTCCCTTTGCCTTTCTGGCTGGCACCGTTATCATAAATCAGGCAGCGTGTGAAGGTCGGGTATAGCACATTGGTACAAAATGACTTTTGCACGACGCGCTCGGAAAAGTGCACGCTTTTGATGTGTCGCAGCTTGCCGCGTTCGCATATATCAAAACAGATAAAACCGCGGCGTATATCTTTTCCGGCAAGCAAGTCGCTCCTTGTTGCCGAGATATTAAAAAGCAGCAAAGAGTTGTATCTCTGGACGCTCGCTTTCCACGAAACGCCTCGAGTTGCTTCTTTTGCTGCTTCATACAAAGAGTCGAGCGAGGCCACCTTCTCAAAATCATCATATTGCCCGATTTTGGCCGCCCGTTTGGCTGCTCTGGCCGCTTTTCTTCTTTGGTATCGTTGTTCTCGTCTTTCTTCACTTGTCACGGCTATTCTCATTTCTATAAAATTTTTACCCAGCACGGCGATCTTGCGTTTGTTAGCCGCATAGCGCAACGGGTATGAAACGCGGAGGACTCGCAAAAACTCCGCGCCATGCAAGCAGCGTCCACCCGGCGACGTCTGGGCTCTTATTTACGCCTTACGGCGAGGGTTATCTGCTCCTTCCTTCCACATGGGCGCTGGTTTCGTTTCCTACTCCGTCTGGCTCTTAGGTGGAATCAGACCGGCACGTGGAGCTCGTTGCTCGCGTTGTTCCAGTTGTTCGAGTTGCCGTTGTTGTTCACATTCACGCAGTTAGTAGAGGAGCCGCTCGTCACGGACGCCAGCCACCAGTTGCAACGGCCGCATAAAAACTAAACAGCAGATAACCCGAGGCGTTTATTTGCCTCTTATTTTCTCATTTTTCCTCCAGCCTTTCAGGTCGTCGATCTCTGTCTTTAACAGTTCGACAATATCCTCGAGGCTGCTCGCAGTAGCAGAGGGCACACACCTGACAAGGCGGGCGAGCTTTCTTTGTAACTGGTAGCCGTTGTTTATGGCTCGTTGCTCGTAGGCCCTCCGCGCCTCCAATTCTTTGTCGGTTGTGGCATAAATTGAGTTTGCGGCGATCACGTTGTCGTTGAGTTCGTCAACTTTCGCAATAATATCCTGCCCGATCATATAGCGCCACTTTTTAGGGACGCGCGTCTGATCCATGATATAGAGCGTTATTTCGTCCTGCAGCTTCTCAGCATTTGCCACAACGTCAAATTTTGTCTTTTTACGGTTTCGGTTGTATACGTTACTCATTCTCTGCCTCCACATTAACCGGCTACACGGGGTAGCCGGATTTTATAAAATTATTCCTCGGCCTATGCCTCGTCAATTCGGAAGCAGACCGGCACGTGGAGCTCGTTGCTCGCGGTGTTCCAGTAGATCGAGTAGCCGCCGTAGTTCACACCCACGCAGTTAGCAGAGGAGCCGCTCGTCACGGACGCCAGCCACCAGTTGCAACGGCCGCCGCCGTTTCCGGCGCCTTTGATACGGTGTTTATAACTGTTTGCAAAAATAGGATATTGCAACGCCTGACCTTCGCTCCAGCCTTTTGTCCCCCAGATAACAGAGCCGAAAACTTCGTACTCAGTAGGAACCCAAAGAGGACCGAGATCCTGCCAACTCCATGAAGTGCCGTCCGTCAATGCGCCGCTTGCGCTGTATCTGGACTCCATGAGCATACGCTTGTTGCTGATTACCGACTTGACTGCGTCTGGAAGGTAGCCGTAGAGGGTTGTGTTAAGGAATGAATACAACGTACTTACCATATACGGCGAAGCGTTTGTGCTGTCTCCGTTGTTGGTGTTTGTTTCGTTCCATTTTGTAACCGCACTAAAGCAATCCTTACTAATAAAGTCGATGTGGTGGCTGAGCTGCTGATCGGTTGTGCGGTAGTAGCTGTCAATGCCGGCAACCTGCATTTTAACCGTTTCGCCGTTCATTGTGATCGGGATATAGTCAGCCACATGTATGCCGGTGAAGTTGTGCGCCTTGATCCTTGCCTTGATCCACGCCCATGCGTCTGTATACTTGGCAATTTCCAGAGCAAAAACGGACGTCAAATCTCTGCCGGCGTAAATACGATCGTTTTCTTCCATTGCGCGAGCGAGCTCCTCGTTTGTTGCTTCGAGGTCCTCAGCAAGAGCGGCAGCTCCGGTGTTTGCCTGAATAGTAACTTCCAGAGCATTGTCAACCGTTGCAAAATATTCCTGCGTAATGGTCGAAGGTGTCAATCCGTTATATGGTGGCAAATAGTCGGCCACGTTTGCGATCGCGATAGAATAGAGCACCGGCGCAGCGCCCGGGTGCAATTCGTCCATTGCATAAATGCCGACTTCATTCACATAATAACCGGTTGTGAGCTCTGCATTTGATACCAGAGCCACCAACTTGACGCATGTGTCTGACGCCATCGTGATTGTAGAGAACGGAAACTCCTGCTTTTGAGCTTTCAGACTTTTGCGCGCCTGAAGGCTGCCTCTGGTTTTTTCCGACTCCGTATATGTACCGGAACCAGTAACCAGCTTTGTGAATTTGAGTTTTGCGGTACCGGCGGTTGTCGCTGCCAAAAGCTCAGCGCCGGCGCTTGTCATAATAGCATTGTTAAAATCTGCCATGATGTTGTCACTCCTCCTTTATGGTGTTTTTGGTGTAATATACTTGCGAAACTCCCGCGCCTAAAGTAAAGCCGTGAGTTTGTGCCTCTGTGAAGCTCTCGACTGCTGCCGAGCGGATCCTGCTGCCTCCCGCTGCGGTACCAGCGTTTGCCGTCGCGCTTGCGGTGTATGCAAGTGCAAAATGATCCTGAATAGTGTTTTTGCTGCTATACGAACCTTTGCCAGCTCCAGCGTGCTGATCTGAATATGCTCGCCTCAATTCGTGGAAATGGTCTAAAATCACGCATTTGGCAAAGGATAGCTGCGCCGTCCCTGCGTGCATGTTCTGGTCGATCGTTCTTGTGACTTCTATCATTTCAACGTGAGAGCGTGCGCTTTTTACCTTGTCGATCATACTCAAAAAGTAGGCCATGCCGTCTTTTGTAAGCGTTGCGCTGGTTCTAATCTTGAACCAGTACGGATCGCCGCCATATTCAAACCACTCCGTAACTTTTCCCATTCCGAAGGCTGCCGTGACGAGCTCCTCAACGGCCCATTTTGTGCCGCGCTTCTCGTGTATACGGTAGCAGGTTTTAATAACGGCGCGCTTTTGCTCAAGGGTAAAAGCAGAGTCCCACCAATCAATATTAAACTCCCACGCCATTTCATCGAGTTGGGCGTGGTTCATATTGTCGATTTGGTCCCATTTTCTCAAAATCCTCGAGCGCTTGGCAGGCTCCGCAAGCAATGAGTCCATTGCGTGCGAAAGAGCCACATTTGCCTCGTCATTTCTCATAAACTGAGGCAGGAGCTTGAGCATGTTCGGGTTGTCTATTGTCATTCTTCCCATGCTTAGCCCTCCACTTCATGCGATACCTTCAGCGTGCCGGAAAACTTTGCGACAGTTGTGTGGTCCAACTTTGTGTATGCCGGACTCGTGATAACTACGCGATCGGCTCCGGTCAAGTGATTGCCTTCGCTATCCTCCGGGCACAAAATGAGCTTTCTTAAATAGTCCGGGTTAATATCCCGATCCAGACTGCTACCTTGCCAGTAGATATACTGATCTATTGCGCCGCCTTCGCCCTCGATATTCTGGACGACTGCGGTCTCGTTGGCTGCTGTGGTGTAATATGTCAGCTCAATATCATAGGTTTGCGTTGTTGGTGCTGAGACTTCTACCTTGTCAGTAAGCGGCCGAACGTCGTCGGCGCTACATGCAGCCAGCACCTTGTCGAGCACGTCCTGATCCGGTATTTCGCCGCCGTACAATATCGGGGTAATAACAACAACCCCGGGCGTTGGCGAGTCCACATAAGCGTCGGCCACGGTCGCGTCTGCTGATATTGCGAAGTATTTATATGAATTTTTCGGGCCGGCTGTCGATCTGCTTGCAGGAGAGAGCCGGATCCTCTGTCTTAGATCCTCGTCGCTTTCCACGTCGCCGCCGCCACTTGTTATTAAAGTGTTAGAGACTCCGTCGATGTATGCAATAAGATCAACCAACACATTGATCTCGCCGACTGGTATGTCGTTATAATTGCTGCCGCCTTCTGTGCTTTCCACTTC